ACGAAGGTTACTTTGACAAGAAAGGTGATCGTGTTATTGACAAGAAGACTAAGTTAGAAAAGCCTGCACCTGAGCCTGACTTTATGTTATTTGAAAAGTGTATGCGTGGTGACACTAGTGACAATGTGTTTAGTGCATTTCCAGGTGTACGTAAAAAAGGCACTAAGAACAAAGTAGGCCTTATTGAAGCATATGCAGACAAAGATAGCAAAGGCTACAACTGGAACAATATGATGTTACAGCGTTGGGTAGATCATGAAGGTGTTGAACATCGTGTACTAGATGACTATACACGTAATGTTACACTATGTGACTTAACTGCACAACCTGCAGACATTAGAGAGATAATTAATAATACGATTGCAGAAAATGCAACGCCTAAAGAAGTATCACAAGTTGGTATGAGACTTATGAAGTTTTGTGCTAAGTGGGATATGCAACGTATTGCAGATCAGGCGGCAACTTTTGCAGAACCATTACAAGCGAGGTATCCACAATGATAAAAACAAAAACTATTCTTAAAGATAAATTTTGGATTCTTGAAGAAGAAGGAGTACGAGTTGGAACTTTAAGTATAAGTGAAGACAAGTATATGTTCAGTGGTCCTACAGGAACTACTTATTTTGACAGCAAAAAGGCACTAAAGAGTACATTCGGAGACAATGTACTGATTAGTGAAGTGCTAGATGTACCGGAAGAGAAGCCGGAGAAGGAAGTTTATAACTTTCCAACAAGCACACATCCTTACAATCCTATGCTAGATGTACAGCGTAAACTACCATTGTTTACTAAAAGTAACAAGAGTAAGAGCTTGTATTGTGCAGGATATTACATTATACACTTTGACAAAGGCTGGGTAAAGAGCTTTTGTCCTAAACTACTTACTGTAGAACGTTACGAGTTTCAAGGACCGTTTAAAACAGATCTTGAAATGAAGTCAGCGTTGAGTAAAGCAAATGTCAAGTGATCCTTTAAACACTTCTTCAATACAGATGTTTCTACAGCAAACTAAGTCTGCAGATTTATCAAATTCTAAAGAAGTTAAACTTCCTATAACACAAGCCAAGAATCTTGCATATACACTAGGTATAGTAATGGCAAGACTAGAAGGCGATCTAGAAAGATACGTTAAAGAAAATAGTGGCGGCGGAAGTGACATTGAAGTACGATTAGACGGTGGAACTGACTGGAAGTAAACTACATACTTAACTGTAAAAAGAGATAAATATATGCGTATATAATTATAGGAGTATACGCATATGAGTAGGCCTAAACCAACCGTATTGCTAGAACACATAGATAAAAAGACTTATAGAGCTGAACAAGTTCTAGATGCCGATGCTATCTGGGCAGTGTTCTACAACAACAAACCTTTCAACCTAAAGAGTTTAAACTCTATCACAAACTATCCAGGACCTAAGTATAAGAAGGTATCTTTTTCTAACCCCGGACACGCTCATAACTTAGCAAAGAAGTTAAACGACATGTTTAATACAGACGAATTTGCGGTATATAAGTTATCAACAGGTGAATTAGAAACAGAGATATGAACTGGAAAGAGACTTATACCAAAATCTTCCTCAATCAACTAGGCAAAACATCAAACGATTTATCAGTTAAAGAGTTTATGCCCTTATGGTGGAAGAATCCTAGACAGTCCGGCGGACTGTGTCTCACTGAATTAGGTTTTGATATCTTAACCGAAATAGATCTTGCGACATATGATGTGCCGTATCCAAAAGATATGCCCCTTACAACACAAGTCATTATCTTCTTAGACAAGTTTATTGACTGTCCTTACTACCTTACCCATAATTCGATTGTAGTCACAGGCGAAAAGAAAGCAATGGAACTACATTTGTTTAGCGGAGACCTACGTAAATACGGTCTTACTAAAGCAATGAATCGACACGAAAAATAATTTAACATTTTGGCAACTTAGTGGTTGACTTTTATTCTGTAGAGTGTATACTATATGTATAGTTAGAAATTAACTTAGCACTGATGACAACACAAGAGGAATATAATATGGAAAATGTAGCACTACGCACCGTAAGCCCTAATAAGGCTAAAAAATCAATTACACACGCTATTAAAAAGAAGCGTCCAATCTTTCTTTGGGGACCTCCAGGTATTGGTAAATCTGAAATTGTAGAACAGATTACTCACAGTTTACCTAAATCACATTTGATTGACATTCGTTTATCATTATGGGATCCGACAGATATTAAAGGCATGCCTTATTATGCCGCTAATGATAACACAATGAAATGGGCTCCTCCAGTTGAGCTACCAAGCGAAGAGTTTGCGGCACAGTTCGATAATATTGTACTGTTCTTAGACGAAATGAACTCTGCGGCACCTGCTGTACAAGCGGCGGCTTATCAACTTATTCTTAACCGTAAGGTTGGAGCATACAAACTGCCAGACAATGTAATGATTGTTGCGGCTGGTAACCGTGAAGCAGACAAAGGTGTTACTTACAGAATGCCTGCTCCGTTAGCAAACCGTTTCATCCACTTAGAACTTGCAGTTAATTTTAATGACTGGTTTGACTGGGCTGTAGATAAAAAGATACATAACGATGTAGTAGGTTTTTTACAGTTTAGTAAGAAAGATTTATACGACTTTGATCCAAAGTCACCAAGTCGTTCATTTGCAACACCACGTAGTTGGACATTTGTAAGTGAACTATTAGAAGACGACCTAGACGTCGAAACTACAACTGATCTTACATCAGGTACAGTAGGCGAAGGGTTGGCTATTAAGTTTATGGCACACCGTAAAGTAGCGGCATCTATGCCTAACCCAAGTGACATCTTGTCAGGTAAGGTTAAAGAGTTGAAACAGACAGAAATCAGTGCAATGTATTCCCTGACTGTATCACTTTGCTACGAACTAAAAGAAGCGTCAGACGCAAACGATAAGAAGTTTGATGAAAAAGTGAATAACTTTCTACGCTTTGCAATGGACAATTTTGAAACTGAATTGGTTGTCATGGGTGTTAAAGTAGCACTCACTCAGTACGCATTGCCCATTGATCCAGACGAAGTAGAATGCTTTGATGAATTCCACGATCGTTTTGGTAAGTATATTAAGGCCGCACAACAGTCTTAATATGGTGTGTTGAGTTTTGGGCGTTCTCATTAAAAAACGTCCATTTTATATTGACTTTTTACTATAAAGATTGTATAATATATGTATAGTAACAAACAAAAGGGCAAAAGAACATGAGCGTTGCAGGAACTAAACTTTGGGAACCAGACCTTAATATTACTCCAGAAGCATTAGAAGAAATGCGAGTAGAAGTATATGACCGTATTATTATTGCTCGTGTAGGTTTGCTTTTGCGTCATCCATTCTTTGGCAACATGGCAACACGTTTACGTATTTTAGCCGCAGATGATTGGTTACCCACTGCCGCTGTAGACGGACGCAACCTTTATTACAACACTCAATTCTTTAATGCAATGTCAAACAAAGAAATTGAATTTGTTATTGCACATGAAATTTTACATTGTGTCTTTGGACACATGGATCGTAGAGAAGATCGTAACCCTTTAATTTGGAATATTGCAGTTGACTATCTAGTTAATAACTTGCTAGTACGTGATCGTATTGGTGAAAAGCCTAAACTAGTAGACTGTTATCAAGACTTTAAATACGAAGGCTGGAGCGGTGAGCAAGTATATGATGACATATACGAAACTGCAAAACAGAACGGAAAAGACTACTTAGAGCAATTAGGCGAGCTATTAGACGAGCACCTTGAAGCAGACGGTAGTGATCAACCAGGCGACAACGGCGAAGGTAAAGATTCAAACGGCAACGGTACATCTAAGAAAAAGCCTAAGATGACTAAAGCAGAAGCAAAACAAATTAAAGACGAAATTAAAGAAGGCATGATGCAAGCGGCACAGGCGGCAGGTGCAGGTAATACTCCTGGCGAAGTGCAACGTATGATTAAAGAACTTACAGAGCCTAAAATGAACTGGCGTGAAATTATTTCACAGCAAATTCAGTCTACTGTAAAAAATGACTTTACATTTATGAAACCTTCACGTAAAGGCTGGCATACTAGTGCAGTACTTCCAGGACAAAACTTTGACGATTCAATTGAACTATGTGTTAGTATTGACATGTCAGGCTCAATTGGTAATTCACAAGCAACTGACTTTTTAAGTGAAGTACAAGGCATTATGGATCAGTATAAAGATTATAAAATTACTGTATGGTGCTTTGATACAAAGGTATACAACGAACAAGAATTTACTGCTGATGGCGGAGAAGACTTACGTGACTACGAAGTTATGGGCGGTGGCGGCACTGACTTTGATGTTAACTGGCAGTATATGAAAGATAGAGACATTGTTCCTAAAAAATTCATTATGTTTACAGACGGATATACATGGGACTCATGGGGTGATGCAGAGTATTGTGATACATTATTCTTATTACATTCACATCATGATAAAAAGACCGAAGCACCGTTTGGTACAACTTTACACTATGAGGAAATGAGTGCCTAAACTTAAACAACCAAACGCTTTAAACTTTTTTGGATTAAGGAGAGCACATTGTGTATCTCCACAATTCGAATATATAACCATTCCTTACACCTACAACATCGAGGAATCGTTAAATAAATGGGTACTGAGACATTTAAAAGGTAGATACTTTTTAGGAAAATCAGTAGGAGTATCAAGTAATAATGGAAGAACTGATAACTTTATTAAAGTTGGATTTG